AGCAGCTCTTGGTACACGTCCTGAATACGGACTACCTGTACTGATGCCGCCTAGGGATAGACAAGGTCAATTCTTTAACTCATTAAGTATGGGTCTAGGTATAGCACAGGCAGGAGTCGGGTTAATCGCATTATCTGATAAAAAACTAAAAGAAAATATAGAAGAAGTAGGTCAGTCACCTACTGGTTATAAGATATATGAATGGAACTATACCTTTAATAAGAACACTAGGTACCGTGGTGCTATAGCTCAAGATGTTATTAAGATTAATCCTATGGCTGTAGGCATTAGTAACAATTATCTAACTGTAGATTATAGTAAAATTGATGTCAACATGGAGGTAGTATAATGTCTGGTAGTTATTTTGAATCACTAGGAAGGGGCAGCTTAGCCCCTCCTGCTTCAGATACTTTACAAGGACAGTTTGAAGAAGATCAACCTAACCTTACTGATAATGTTAACAAAGGTATAGATGAAGTTCAGCAAGCTAATGAGAAGACAATAGACGGGTACATTAATCTATACAATACATTATTTGATAAGCAGAAGAAGAGACCGCAAGAACTTCTGAAGATGACCAAACAAGGGATATCAGATGCTAATGAAGTAAAAGAGTGGTATAAAGCAGAGGTAGATTATAATAAATATGCAAGTCTCTTCAGTGATAAAAAGAATAAGTCTGTTGTCCATGGTCAGAATTGGATGAGTTATCGTGCAGTATCTAAGCAAGACCCAGATGTAGCACGAGAGTATGAAGTAGAGAATCAAAGGCTAGCTGTTCAATCAGACTCTAATGATATAGCTGGTGAGATATTAAGTCAATCTGATGGGGATACTGCTACTGTCGATGTTATGGTAAATGGTGTTGGGGGTCAGTATGCCTTTGAACATGAGAGTAACTATACAATAAAGGATGTATTAAATAAATTCCCTATGTATAGAGCTGCTGCAGAAGGAGGGATGTTAATTGAACTACCTGAACATATAGCACCTCGTAACCCAGACGGAACCTTACAACGTAAACTGTACTCACAAGCTGTAGGTGAGAAAGAACGTAGATTTATAGACCAAAGGATTGATAACTGGTATGCCTTTCAAAATAGAGGTATTGTAGGTGGTAGGTTTGGTAGATTCAAGAGAGAATTCCTTACTGAATTACAAAAGAAAAGGGATCTCAGAACTGTTGCATACATGAAAGAAGCTGGAGCAGCTTTAAAAAGTAGCTTACAGGAACGTCGATTTAAAGACCTTGCGATTAAACTTAAAACTGACCCAGATTATTTTGTTAAATCTATAAATCTTTATAAAGGATTTCATGATGGAAGAGCAGACTTAGCTAGGATAGAAGCATATCAAAATGTAGGTGATGCTTATAAAACAGATATGTTAGATAGAAATGATATAGAAGAGATGTTAGATACACCGTTCTTAGCTAATGACAGTACACCTGAGAACCCACATTGGGTGACACCTAGAGATTATTGGCAGAAAGAAAGTGCAGCATTATTAAAAGTTGTTAGGGATCATGATAATGCTAAAAGAGAGGAAGATGAAGACGAAGCTGAAGCCAAGCAAGGATTATTTATAGATAATGCATTCAGAGATATTGAAAACAATAAGGAGCCTATAAGTTATAAAGCTAAGCAAGATCTTATACAAAACTTCATGGAAGAGTTTGGTGTTAGTTATGAAGAAGTACCAGATAGACTTAAGAATCTAATTACTAAGGGTTCTGTCATGGATGAAACCATAGATGAAGATCTAAAACGTAGACTTAATCGTGGTGAGAAACTTACAAGAGCTGATCTTGTAGGTATTGAAGATCCTGATTTGAAAGCTGAGTGGATTAAGAAGTTACCTAATTCTGGTATAGATGCAACATCTAGAGATAGTTTTATTAAAGGTGCTGTTAATAAGAAAACTATAGAGAATGATGCTAACAAAGATAAGACTCTTAAATGGAGGGCTTATGAACAGAATGCAACTAATGCATTTGATAATGCTTATTCAAGTGCAATAGCTACTGGATCTAATCATGCTCAAGCTATGACTGCAGGTAGAGAAGCAGTACTTGCTGGATTAGATATAGGAAAACCAGGTGATACATCATGGTCTCAGTGGGGAGGAGATGTTCAACCTACGGATAGATTGAAAGAACTTGAAGCAGTAAAGAATGCTTTATCCTTAGATCCTGCATTACTTGATAGCGATAAATTCTGGTTAGGAGAAGAGCCTCATATTCAAGAAGCTCTGAAGTATATTAATGGAAAGAAATTAAACATACCTAATTACTATCGTAGTTTCCCAGGGGTTAAACTTTCTCCTATTCAACTTATGAGGAGAAGATTAAAAGCATTAGATTTACTACCAAAAGAAGTATCTGAATTACCTGAAGAACAGAATTTACCTTTAGTTAATCAACAGAGATTACTAACATATAGACCTAGTCCTGCTAGAACTATGCAAGTTGCATTAGAAAATGATAATGCAAATTGGATGTTTACTGATACGGATCTGGCTATGAATACATTGAGATATAATGCTCAAACATCTCAGCAATATAATACTTATGACAGTGATTATAGATCATTAGCTGAATTTGAACCACAAATAATTGATGAGTATGTGGCTATAAATAACGTTACTCATTGGTCGAACCGCCCAGAGAATATAAGTAGTGCAGTCCTAAGGGAATGGATTACTGAAACATTATTAGCATAAGAAAATGCCAGAAGACCCTAGTCTAGTTGTCGATACAGAAGCTCTGAAACAATCTGCTGATGATATTGGAGTGTATGCTGACAATTTAGAGAAACAAAGACAAGCTGAAGCAGTAGACAAACAAGAAGTAGAAGCTACTGAAAAACAAGCTGAAGCTGTACAAGACGATCCACGGAACGCAGAGAAGTGGGGATTTAAAGCATTAGTCAAAGAAGGACAATCAATTTTATCAGGTGGTTTACAAGATACTGCCTCTTCTGTAGTCACCTTTCCAGAACGTACAATAGATGCGTTCTCTGGAGAGATGGCTAGAGAGATGAAAACACCAGAAGGTTATAGACCTGACTGGGCACCCTTCACTGACTATGATAATCCTATAATAACAAAAACATGGTGGGGTAAATTAGCTAGAGGTGTTGTACACTTCGGTTCATTAGCTGCTGCTATTATACCTACAGCTAAAGTAACTGCCGCTAGATTAGGTATCTCAACAGTAGGTACACTAGCAGCTAATAGTTGGGTACGAGCTGCTGGAGTTGGTGCTGTATCTGATTTGATTTCTAAGGAGTCAGACGGAGCTAACGCACTTGGAACTTTAAGAGACCAATATGGTTTCATAGATACTCCTATATCAACTAAAGATACTGACCATCCTGTAATGATGAAATTAAAAAACATCACAGAAGGCATGGGAATAGGCACTATCTTTGATGGTGTTGCTATGGTTGTCGGTAAAGGTGGAAAGAAAGTTATACAACAAGTTAAGAATAGAACTAGTAGTGTAAGTAAACAGTCAACAGAGAATGGTGTTGCTCAACTTCGTAGAGGAGATCAAAAGTTAAGAGCAGATAAAAATAGATCTATATCTGATCCTCATCAAGGAGCTCATATCTCTGAACAGACTCCTTATGAGGCATGGGAAACAAACAACAGAATACGTAACGAATGGGGAGCAGAAGAAGGATCTACGGGTTCAGTAACAACACCTGTCCAACGTGAAAGAATAGCAAGAGAAGGTGACTTAAGTGAAGCTACAGCTGAAGCTATCATGAGAAACCTTATGACTGAAGAGTCATTCTTAAAAGAAGTAGAAGCAGCTAAGAGAGACAGAAAATCATTAGTAGAAGTATTTGGTGATTCTTTATTAGCTCACCAACGTATCACTGAAGGTAGAAATGCTGCTGAAATGACAGCTAGTGAATACCTTGACGAGCTATACAAAGCTAAAGACTCATATGCTGTAGTGAATGCTGCTGGTGAAACAATAGATACTATTGAAACTTTTACTAGTAGAAATATAGTAGTAGCTGATTTAACTGTAGGTACACTATTACATCAAATAAGAGACACAGGTATCTCTGGTAGAGAGTTAGCAGATATTGCTGACTTAGGTGATATAGACGGACCTGCTGCACAAATAGTAGATACAATTCTAACTGCATTAACTGAAACAAAGAAAGCTAGAATTATTAAATCACAGAACTTTAGAGAGATTGGAGCTGGTAAACAAAGGGAATTCTTAGAATCACAACTGACTCAAGAGATGGCTGACACGAGGGAATCTATTATGACAATCCTCCAGATCGCTAAGGATGAGCCAGATAATAATATAATGAATGCTTTGTTTGAATTGTTCTCCTCAATGAAGACTGTTAATAATTTAGATGACTATGATGCATGGAATAGAAAGATGATCAAGGGTGGTAGACTTACCCCTGATGGTCCAGATAGAACTGGTGCTCTAATTAGAGAACTAGAAGGTGTGTTTGTACATAGTATCCTAAGCGGTCCTAAGACCCCTGCAAGAGCTATTCTAGGTACAAGTACAGCAACTTTCCTTAGACCGTTTTCAACGACAATAGGGGCTACTATGCGTTACCCCTGGACAAAGGATACTGCTACGATACGTGCTGGTTTAGCATCAATGAATGCTATGATGCAAGCTGTTCCTGAATCATGGACTCTATTTAAAACTAAATTAAACTCTTATTGGACTGGTGAAATATCTAGTATTAAATCACGTTATGTAGAATATACTAGAGAAGATAGTAACTGGGAACTACTAAGACGTTGGCATGAAGATAGTGGCAGAGCTACAGATGGAGATAAAGCTGCATTTAATATGGCTAACATGGCTAGGAATATGAATAACAATAGATGGTTGACATATTCTACTAAGCTAATGGCTGCTACTGATGATGCCTTTGGTTATATCTTAGGTAGAGCTAAGATGAGAGAGAAGGCTATGCGTAATGTATTAGATATACAAGCTAATGGAGGTAAGACACCTAAGATTACGACTGAATTAATGCAGGCTTATGAGCAAGATTTCTATGGTCAAATCTTTGATGGTGATGGTAATATATTAGATGAAGCTACTAAGTTTGCAAAAAGAGAAGTTACATTAACACAACCTTTAGATGGACTTTCAAAGGGATTGAATGATGTAATGACGGCTAATCCATGGACTAAACCCTTCTTCTTATTTGCACGTACTGGTGTTAATGGTCTTACTTTAACTGCTAAACATACACCTGGTTTTAACTTCTTAGTTAAAGAATGGAATGATATAGCATGGGCTAAGCCTGATAATTTAGATGCTGTAAGAAAGTATGGTATAACCTCAGCTGAGGAACTGATGAATGCTAAGGCATTACAAGTCGGTCGCTTAACTATGGGTAGTGCTATAATTAGCATGGCATCATGGTCTTGGATGCAAGGTAATATAACAGGTAACGGACCTGCTGATAGACAGAAAAGACAGATGTGGTTAGATGCTGGATGGAAACCAAGACAGGTTAAGGTAGGTGATGTATGGGTAGGATATGAATCCATCGAACCTTTTAACCAAATCATGTCACTTATAGCTGATATTGGTGACAATAGTTTGTTAATGGGTAGTGAATGGACAGAGAAAGAATTACTTAAAACTTCACTTGTATT